ATTATCTCAGCAATTAACCTCAACTCCTACGGAGTAACAATCGCAGGTAAACACATCGCTCTCGATGGGAATACGACGGTTAATGGCACCTTTACCACAAAAATAGCCGAGGCTATCAAGATTAGGGCTGATCAGATTATTGCAGGCACGATTGACGCTGCTAGGATTAGAGTGATTAACCTTAACGCAAGTAGTATCGTTGGTTTAGACGCTAACTTTATCAAAGCTAAAATTGGCTATGCTATCACTGATTTGCTCGAGGGTAAGGTCATTAAGGCTCGTAATGGAGCGATGCTTATCGACTTAAATACAGCTAAGATGGACTTTAATAGCGATGCCACAATTAATTTTAATAGCAAAAACAATGCCTTAGTACGTAAAGATGGCACACATACTGCTTTTGTACACTTTGGTAATGCGACACCTAAAAATTATGCGGGAAGTGCGCTTTATGCAGCCATAGGTATAACCTCGTCTGGTGACGGGATTAACAGTGCGTCCAGCGGTCGTTTTGCAGGGCTAAGGTCATTTAGGTACGCTACGGGATATAACCATACTGCTGCAGTCGACCAAACGGAGATTTACGGAGATAGTGTTTTAGTTGTGGATGACTTTAACATCAATCGAGGATTTAAGTTTAGACCAGACAAGATGACAAAAATGATTGATATGAACGACTTGTATGCGGCTGTAGTAGCTTTAGGACGTTGTTGGAAGCACTTAGCTAACGTCGGCTGGAATACCGTTCATGGCAATTTTGTAAGTGCTGTGAATGGGGAATTGAATAACTACATCACAAAAATTTAACAGGAGATAATATGCAATTAACTATTAAAAACAAAGATTTAAACACACTATATGGTGTACTAGACAAAATCAAAATCACTAATATGCGTGCTAATCGTGGCCGTGCTAAGCTACTTGCAAAAGTCGAGGGCAAGCTAAGCGAGTATGCCAAAGATGAGGTTGATATTATTGACCAGTATGTTGCAAAAAATGACGATGGCAAGTGGATTACAGATGACAAAGGTAATCCAAAAATTGAGGACACCTCAAAGTTAGCTGAGCTTAACGACTTTTTAGACGAGTTAGCAAGCGAGCCTGTCGTTATAAAAGGTGGCGAGTACTCTAAGCGCTTTATCGATTTTTTAGAATATCTGGCAGAGTCAGAAGATGAGTTTACATCAGAAGAAATTATCATAATCGACAACATTTTAGAGCAATTTGAAGAAAGTAAAGGAGAATAAACATGAGAAATTGGAAAGTGACAGGAAAATACCCACAATTTGACAGCACAGGAGCAGTCGCAAGCACACATATTATTATCACTGCTGAGGATGGCTCAGTCATCTCTCAACCAATCAAGCAGGACTTAACCTCAACTAATGACACAGAGATTATCAAAGCTACTTTGGAAGAATTTAAAAAATCTGAATACGTCGAAATCGCTATGGGCGAAGCCGTGCAAAAAGTGGATGACTTAGAAAAAATCTCACAGGAAACTGCTAATACTGCCAAGACTGCTCAAACAGCTGCAGGATTAGCTAAGGTGTCCGCAGAGCGTACACAGCGAATGATTAACTTGCAAACCATCCACGTATTGACAAGTGGTGGGAAAGTTGAACCCGATATCTACAAAGGTATGTTAGAGCTTATTGAGCCTGCTAAACAAGGCGAGTATCAGGCTTATGACGTGTTTACTGTTGTAGATGAGTCGCACGAAGATCAAGCGGGAGAAGGGAACCTAGTCTTTGTACATGTCAACGAGCCGTTTACTTATGACAAACAGACGCTTAAAGAGCTAGAGTCAGAGGATAAAGTCACAGTCATTAAGTATGCGGACTTAGTTAAGTAGGATTGAGGTGGTTAGATGATTATTAATTTAACAAGTCTTATTCACCTTTTCGGTGATTTAGTTCGTACCGTTGAAATCCACGTTTTTACACTTTTTGTTTGTTTTGACATTATCACAGGGTTAACAAAAGGTATTACAAACAAGAGGGCTAATAGCACAAAGGGACTATCTGGCATTATCAAGCATTTTTTAGTTGTATTGTTAGTTTATACTGTCTATCCTTACCTCATTTTGCTTGGCGCTAAGCCTTTGGCAGTTGCCTTTGTCCTCTTTTTTATCGCATGTTATGGCATATCAATTGTCGAAAATTGGGGTCAGTTGGGCTTGCCGATGCCAAGTTTTGTCAGATCATTTTTCGAAAAACTCAAACGTGACACTGATCAATTTGACATTGCCACGATTAAAATTGATAAGACAGGTGTTAAAGTCGAGGCGCCACAAGTTGATTTAAAACAAAAAGAAGAGGAGTAAGATGAAAAAAGCAATCACACAAATAGCCGTCATCATAGCGATCATAGTGCTATATTTTCCACTGGCCGTGATTGCTTTGATTTTGGCTCCCTTTATAGGAGAGGATGGTAGATGGCATTTTTAGATAACATTAAGCAAGGATGCTTAGATGGATGGGTTAAATATAAAATTCTACCATCCTTGACCGCAGCGCAAGCAATCCTTGAGAGCGGTTGGGGCAAACATGCCCCACATAACGCTTTATTTGGGATTAAGGCTGATAGCTCTTGGACTGGTAAGTCATTTGATACTAAGACGCAAGAGGAGTATCAACCAGGAGTTGTGACGGATATTGTAGACCGCTTTAGGGCTTACGGTAGTTGGGATGAGTCAATTCTTGATCACGGCAAATTTTTAAACGACAATTCACGCTATAAGGCAGTCGTTGGTGAGACTGATTACAAAAAGGCCTGTCATGCTATCAAGGAGGCAGGTTATGCCACAGCGAGTGGCTATGCGGAGCTACTTATCCAAATTATCAAGGAGAATGGCTTGCAGTTTTGGGATGCCGAAGTCTTAAAAAGTAATAAGGAGGAGAAAATGATTAGTTCTCAATGTCGAGAAGTTATCGAATTTTTTATTAATTTGGCCAATGCTGGTATGGGTGTTGACAAAGATAGTTTTGCGGGCTGGCAATGTGCAGATGTGCCTTGTTATGCAGCAAAGCACTGGTTCGATGTCGACCTTTGGGGAAATGCGATTGACTTACTAGATAGCGCTGCTGCCGTAGGTTGGGAAGTCCATCGCATGCCAACAGATGCAAATCCACGGACTGGAGCATTCTTTGTCCAATCAGTGCCGTATCATCAATTTGGACATACGGGAATTGTTATCGAGGATAGTGACGGTTACACCATGCGCACTGTCGAGCAAAACATTGATGGCAATCCTGATGCTTTGTATGTCGGTGCACCAGCTCGTTTTAACACTCGTGACTTTACTGGCGTGATAGGTTGGTTTTACCCCCCATATCAAGGGGATACAGTCACGCAACCAGTCAGAACCGAGCCGCAAACGTCTGACACTATCGTAGAGATACCAAAAACAGGTACTTTTACCCTAGATGTCGCAGAGATTAATATTAGACGTTGGCCAAGCCTAGCCAGTGAAGTAGTAGGTAGCTATAAGCAAGGCGATACCGTTAGCTTTGATAGTGAGGGCTACGCTAATGGCTATTACTGGATTAGCTATGTTGGAGGTTCAGGTATGCGTGACTACCTAGCTATTGGGCAGACTGATAAGGATGGCAACCGCATCAGTATTTGGGGTAAATTAAATTAGGAGTTATTATTTTATTATTAATAATAAAATAATACTGTTTTTCTTGACTTAGCAAATCAAAACAGGTAATATAAAGATAACAAATAACTGTGCCTCTGTTGTTTATGCTCTTGTTGTTTGTATTGCTGTACACCTAGCACCGTAGGTGACGAACAAAAAATGTAAGAGGAAACTCCAACCTCAGAAAAAGCACAGTTTGCCGGCTGTGCTTTTATTTTTGGACATAAAAAAGAGCAGGTTTGCCGACCCACTCTTAAACAAAAAATGTAATGTACGTACTATTTTTTGTGTAAATAGTCACGCACGACATCAGCTAAGCAATTTGCAGTGAGGGTAACCACAAAATTACTAACTAATGTGAGGAGGAAAATTTCCATACTCCAACCTCCTTTTTAAAGATTTGCTATTTGACTAGTTAGCTCTAGCCCATCTAAGCTACTAGAGCTTATTTGTTGATACAATTATATATTATTTTATTTCACAAATAAAGTTTTTGGGCGAAAAAATCACTATATCTTGTGTCCTCAAACAAAATTATATACAATTTGTTGTATTTTGAATAAAAACCAACCGCTCAGATAATTCTGGGCGGTTTTTGTGTTTTTTAAGGAATTATTTTTTTAATTTCTTTCATCTTCAATTTTTATTAACCTATGAAGGAGGAATGGAAGTAGTGCTAAAATAGAACAACCTGTAAGAAATATTGCACTTACTTTGTCAGAACGATTAGTTGATAAAATGGTCGATAAATTATTTGATAGACTATTTGTCAAAATAGAAGCAAAATATAATGAATTGAAAGCCAGTAAAATAGTATTCTTCCATCTATCTACAGTTAGCTTTTTATATTCTTCCTGCAAACCATCATATGTTTTAATAAGTTCAAAAGCGGAAACAATTATCCCATTAAAAAAAATACTCATTAAAAGAACGATAAGTTCATTGTCATAATTAACAATATAAATTGGTATCACAGCTAAAGCCATTCCAACAATAACACTAAGTAACGATGCTTTTTTGGACCTTTTCATAAAATCACCCTTTTTCTTTCAATCTACTATACATATTACTCGATTCAATCATCCTCAACAAAGGCCGTTAAAACAGACTAATTTCTCAAAGTCCTATTTAAGGGACTTTCTAAATAGACGTTGTTTTTTTAAAAAAATAGCACAGATAGTAGCCTATACTAATTTTTCTTCAAAATTTAACTTTATACAAATTACCCCAAATATTAAATAAATAATCTAACATTTGGGATAATGTTCACAATCTAGATATTTTTATTAAGTATAAGTTTATGTTAAGCCGCTTCTTCAAACTCTTCGGTTTCTAAATTACTATCTTCTTCGTTTTGAGTTGAATCTAGCATCATTCCTGTTTGGTAATCCAATTCAGCTAAAGGAGATACGTTATCTAATGTAACTGATGTTACTCCAAAGTTGTCTACACTTTCTTTTTCACTACCTAACTTAATTTGAAGTAGATCTCCATTTTCATCAATTCCAACATACTGTAGAACTACTTGGCGAGGAACTAACTCATTTTTATGATAAACAGGAGTAACTTTATAGTCTAGCCAGAAGTTAGGGTGTAGAGCTAACCAGCTATCTAATCTATTTTCATAATAGAGCATTCCTAAAGGATTTTTGTCACTAAAGCCAGTATTAAGATATTTTGTCATTGTAACTAGGTTTTTAGGCTCGTCATTTAAGCCGCTAAATTGGTAACCAACTAAATGGCCACGGTCCATTAACCAAGTTGTTTTTCCATTAGCGTCAGTCAATTTGTAATTATGCCAGCCAGGAGGATTGAATTTAAGTCCTTTTCGTTTAATATTAGGCTCATCTTGATCTTTTAGCTGGATGTGTGCGAAGGTTGGCCTTTGCAGATTGTCAAGATCGCCCAAAACTAATTGGTAGCTACCAGTGAATGGTAAGATTCCTGGTGTCTCAGTCGCCTTCGTTCCTAACAAAATTTCCGTGGTATCAGGGAAATTTCTAATTTTTCTGGCTGCCGTAACAGTACTTGTGGTAAAAGTGGTGAGAATAGCTATTAAAATAACAACTAAACCTTGCCAAGTACGACGATTTGATTTAGACATATCCATGTCCTCCTTTTATTATTTACAGGTTAATTATATCACTTTAAATTAAAAAAACTTAAAATTAATAAAATTAATTTATCAATAATATTACGCTAAAATTTCTTTTTATTTAATATTCGCTAACAATCAATATTTTAGTTTGTAACAAAAAAGATGTTAATTAAATTTAAACGACCTTTAAATTTAATTATATTATTTCCTGTAAAATACGAATAAATAAGTAGGAGGGTAAAAATGCTAACATACGACGAGTTTAAACAAGCGATTGACCGTGGATATATCACAGGAGACACAGTTATGATCGTGCGTAAAAACGGACAGATTTTTGATTATGTTTTGCCACATGAGAAAGTAAAAAATGGAGAAGTTGTGACCGAGGAGATAGTGGAAGAAGTGATGGTGGAATTAGACAAATAA